GAACGACAACAGTTTATACGTTAGACACATGGGAGGCCAACGGTGGCAAAATACAGTTTGTATCTGATAATGACATTACGGTATCAGATGTACGTATAAATATATTCAGGATCCACAAAGCAAGATAATGGACGAAACAGAAATATACTTAACAATAATGAACCCCACATTAGACGCGGTCGTGTGGGCGTTTATCGGGGCTTTGTTTATGGCTTTGTATAACATCTACCAAGGGTGGCAAAAGTCGGAACGAACGACTAACATGTTTTCGTTTAGGGAGTTAGCCTTAAATCCTAAAAACTGGTTAAGGTGTGGCATTGCTGTACTAGCTATGGCTATTGCTTTGAAGTTCTTACCCGATCTAATGAACATGGAGATAAATGCGTTTAGCGGCATCCTAATAGGCTTATCAAGCGGTAAGTTAGCGGACGCTATTGCAAGCAAGCAGAACTTTGTACCAAACCAAATCAAGGGCAAATGATCGATCTAGTACTAACATGCGTATTCATATCAATGGCTATTTGTGGGCTTTGGCTAAGTACTGAAGAAGGTATGCTATTGCGCCCATTGGTTGATTACTATGATTATAAAGTAGCTAAGTATGGTTATCCAAGGTTTTGGATATGGCTACAAAAGCCCTTATTTGACTGTGTTACTTGCATGGCTTCCATATGGGGTACGATAGGCTGGTTTACGGTAAGCCTGTTAGACGGCTTTCAATACACAGACATAATATTATGGCCGATAGCGATATTGGCTATTGCATTTTTAAACACGATACTGATCAGGTTAACATGAGTAAAAAACCAAAAAAACCGAAAGGCTTTGAGAAGCTAGAGTACAAGTTCACGGATAGCAACGGGGCGCACTACTACGCGCACAAAGACCTGTTCGACATCCCGTTAGAGCGGTTCGGAAAGCTTAACGAGTACGTTCTGCAGCTACAAAGGCAACTATCCAATGCGGAGCTAGAAGGCTTTATCGAGGCTATTGAGAAAAAGGTGAAAGAAGCCTTACACGACAAAGAGAACTATTACAAGCCACTGGCAAAGATCAGCGTATTGTTAGAGGAAATGAACACCCGTAAAGATAATATCCTGCACTCTGAATTGATGTATGATGTGGCTTCGGTGTGTTACGTTAGAGAGGATGAGAGCCCCGTTAAATTTGATGCAGAGATACACTCGGAAAAGGTAAGGTTGTTTAGGAAAGACAATATTGATAAGGAATACGATTTTTTTGTAGACGCAGGGTTGACCGAATATTTACCTTTCTTACCACAGTTGGAAAAAGGCTTCAGTCGATTACTGGGCGGGATGGACTTACAGAGGGAAGCGACAATGAAAGCAGTGAGCCAACTCGCATAGTTTACGAGCTTTGGAGTAACGAGCTGGAGAGGTTTGAAAAGGTGCTATCACTAGCTAACGGTAACCCTGCACACGCAGAAATAATAAGATACTACTCGATAAAGGAATACATGAATTTCATATCGGTAAAAATGAATAACAATGGCAGTACAGAAGGTAGTAGTTGATTACGACTTAGAGGTGAACAAGGCGAAAGCAAGCCTTAATTCACTGACCAACGATGTTATCAAAAACCAAAAGAAGATACAGCAATCTTCAAAGACCACTGAAAATGCCATTGTCAAAGATCAACAGACAGCAGCCCAAAAGCGGGCTAAGCTTATCAATGAAGAGAAGCAAGACCTTAGGGAACTGCAACAAAGGCGCAAGCAAGCGTATTCTGTTAAAGAAATTAACGAATATAATAGCAGGATAAGCGAAACAAAGAAACGCATTGAGACCCTTGGTAGTGCGGAAGGGAAACTACAAAAGCAAACAAGCCTACTAAGTGGTGCGTTCGCTAAGGTAGGATCTGCTATTTTTGTAGCCTTCTCTGCGGATAGGGTAATAGCTTTTGCCCGAGAGAGTGTGAAACTTGCAAAGCAAGCACGCACTGTTCGTAGGGCGTTCGAGAACCTTAACGACCCTTCTTTATTACGTAACCTAAGAGAAAGCGTAAGAGGTACAGTAAGTGACCTTACGTTAATGTCGGCCGCTGTACGCGCTAACGAGTTTAATATTGCGCTGGAAGAACTGCCTAAGCTATTCGAGTTCGCTAAAATACAATCGGACAAGCTAGGTGTAAGTACCGAACAGTTGGTAGGTAACATAGTAGACGGTATAGGGCGTAAGTCGTCTTTAGTCCTTGACAACTTAGGCATATCCGCAACAGACCTACAGGCGGAGTTCAAGAAGACTGGAGACTTTGCTGAAGCGGCTGGTAATGTCATTGAACGTAGCATGAAAGATGCTACTATTGTTATTGATGATCAAATAGACTCAATCAATAGGGTTTCAGCTAGTTATGAGAACTTAAAAATAAGGCTTGGAGAAAGAATATTAAACGAAAGCGGCGGTGCTATTAGCTACTTTAATGACGTGTTAAAGAAAGCAGAGGATATTGACCTAGTGCTGAAGAGGAACTTAACAACAGAAGAGTTAGAGGCATACGGAAAGCAATATGTAGAAACATTAGAAAACGTAACAGACAAAGCTTTAGAATTGGAGCTTATACTGAGTGGCGTTCAATCGGGTCGGTTTGATGGCGGGTTTGCTGCATTCTTAAATGAGCAGTTAGGTGATGCAATAACATTGACCGATAAGCTAAGGGAACGCATTAACGCCATAACAGACGAAGCTGGCTTTATTGAGCTTATAGGCGAGTTGGCGCAAATGCGTGAACAGGTAAATAACAACTCCGTAGCATACGGAACGCTAACTCAGATAATAGCGTATGTAACGCAACAATTTGAAAAATTCAGGTCTACACTTGAAAAGACAGACGAAAGCACCGCAGAAACAATTAAAACGCTTAACGAAGAAATAAAAAGGCTTCGTGAAGAGCAGGAGAACTTAGATGTTAATATTCGCTCAAACGAACAGGAATTTCAAAGGCTTGAGGATAGAATAGAAGCTGTAACTAGAAAGATAGAACTATTTAAGCTAGGTGTAAGTGAAGCTGAATTGAATGTAGACCTATCCATTGACGCTAATTTTGCCGACGGCATTTCACGTACAGATGAAGAGATAAAGAAAGCACAAGACGACCTAGATAAGTTTATAGGCACGCTAAAAGAAGAAAGCGCATCAGGTGATTTCTTTAAGGCGGTTGCCGAGGATATGAAGAAGCTTGAAGAGCGAACAGAGAACACAAAGAAAGCGATAGTTGGTTCTTTTGATGCAGCAATTAACGGACTGTTAGATCTGTCAAGTGCATTTAGCGATATTCGCAACCAACAGGAACTAGACGACCTTGATAGGCAAATAGCACAAGCAGACCAGCGCAAATCGATACAAGAGGAGATTTTGGCCAATCAACTGGCATTAGGGAAAATCTCAGATGAAGAGTTTATCGCCCAACAAGAGCAGCTAAATTCCGACCTTAACAACCTAACGGACGAACGCCTAAAAGCAGAAAAAGAAGCGGCTCGTGAGGCGGCAATAGCTAACAAAGCGGCTGTTATATTTGACATTATATTGAGCACTCAACAGGCTATAGCTAAGGTAACAGGGCAAAGTGGGATTGCAGCACCCGCAGCAATCCCTGCTATATTAGCCCCAGCAGCGATAGCATTCGCCACGGCAGCGGCAACACCGATACCTGAATTTGCGGAAGGTGTGGTAGGGCTACAAGGCGCGGGAACAGAAACAAGTGATGACATACCGGCCATGTTATCGAAAGGTGAAAGCGTTATCACGGCAAAAGCAACAAAGCAATTTCATGAAGAACTAAAAGCTATGAACGCTGGTAAATATCCTGAATTGATAAACGAGAAGTATCTAAACCCTGTTATCAAGCAATTGGCAGCAACAGTTCAGGTAAACAACTCATTCGATGACCTTGGGATAGTTACTGCAATACGCAAAAACAAAAACGTTAAGATAAGCAACGCGGACGAACTGGCAACAGCCATAATGGGTAAACAAAGCAGGGCGGCTAAACTAACAAGGACTTTGTAATGGAGTATAAGTTCACATTGTCGGACGGTGTAAGCACCGAGTTATTAACGCTAAACCCTAAAGGATGGGAACAGTTCGCTGTACGACTTGAGCGTGATGAAGTTTACCACGGGGTAGTGAAGTCTTATACGTTCTCTCTAGACTTTTTATGTAAGGACGGTGGCGGGTACGATTTTATTAATACTCGTTATGAAGCCAATGGCATTAATACCAATATAGTGATACTTGTAGAAGCCCGTTGCGGCGATACAGGTGGATATACTACGCTATTTGAAGGTAAGGGAGACTTAGCAAGTATAACGCGTACCAGTACATTAATATCGCTTAGGTTCGACCAAAATAACGTACAAAAGAAAATGATGGATAGGATAGACACGCCTATACCATTAGAAGCTACTGAAACGCTTGACGGATCGGCAATGAATAGCTATACCTTTGCCGGTTATAACTTAGACATGCACAGTAGGGCTATCTTGTTAACAGCCGAAATGGGTTATGAGAGTGGCGCGTCAATTCCAGTAAAAGAAACTACTAACGAACTAGATAACGTACAGTCTTATGGGTATGCTTTAACACATTCCTTCCCTGTATTAGATGGTTCTTATAAAACGCTTAATGGGTCTGTTAATCAAATGGACTTGCAAACAGGCGGTTCATTGCCTATCGAAAACTCTGTTGTGCAGCCGTTCTTTACAATGACCGACCGAATAGCCCCGAACACAGACACTTTTGATGTTGATTATAACTTTGCTGGTGTATTTACGGACTTCGTTAACCCCATAGCTCCTACAAGGTCAAGCGGAAATGTAAGTCTGAACCTATACTGGGGTAGCACATTAAAGGACGCTATAGATAATGGGAAGGTTCAAACAATAGCAGTAATACCTTCTTACACAACGACATTAAGTACATACAATCCAGCCGCTCCGTTTTCAGGAGTTGGCACCGTGTCTGTAACTTTGAATAAATCAGACAACATGTGGCTTGTTTGGCGTGTTGGTGGTGCTGGCTACAATATTACAACAGGGCCATTCTTAGGTGAAGTAACATGGAAGTGGGACTATACAGCCGCTAATATAAGCTGGCAATCAACAACAACAACAGAACCTAGTACTGCTAAATCGTGGGCAATACACGAAGCCTGCTCCCTAGTATGCGAGAGCATAAGTGACCAAGTGGGCAATGCTTTTTATTCGGAGTTATTTGGGCGCACAGACAGTCAGCCTATTAATTATGATGAAGCTGGTTGCGGTGCTTTTTTAGCGTTAACTAACGGCCTTAAAATACGTCAAATAGACAAACCTATATCCGTTCCATTATCTGAGCTATTCCAGTCGTTAAACGCAATGTGGAATATAGGATTAGGCTTTGAAACTGTTAACGGGCAAACGGTCGCACGCATAGAGCGAAAGAACTATTTTTACGACCCCGATACAGTCATATTGACGTTTGACGACGTTGAGGGAATTGAAATGACTGTAGCTGACGACCTGTATTTCAATGAGGCTCAGGTAGGTTATGAGCTATGGGAAAGCGAAGAAACAGGCGGGCTGGACGAGTGTAATACCAATCACGTGTACGCAATACCTACCGTGCCACGTAAGCAACGATATACCGAGCTATCACCTTATATCACATCAAGCTATGCTATTGAGCTTACTAGGCGCAATTTGAGCCGAACAAATGGTGCTACGATAGATTTTAAATACGACAATGATAAGTTTTTAATTGAGCTTAATAAAGGTAGCCTAACTACCCCCTCAATAGCCGATGAATTTACGGACATCACAGGTATCTTTAAAAGTGATACTGTTTACAACTACGAACACACGCCTGCTAGGCTGCTATTAAGGCATATTAATGTGTTGAATGGTGGACTACACAAGGACAGTACAGCGCAAATAACATTCCAAAGTGGCGAAGGTAACATAACCAACACGGGAGAGTTTGCAAGCGGATGTGTTGGCAGTTACTACGCACAAGGCGCTAAAAGCAGCTCACTTGTAGAAAACCAAAACTTTCTATGGGATGACGACAATGCTATCGATACAGCCCCGTTATGGATCCCTGAAATATACACCTTTGAGTATAAGCTAACATTTGACCAGTTTATTACTCTACAAAGCACATCAAAGGGCGTTATTCGGTTCTCGGAAGATGCAACTAACTATAAAAAAGGGTATATTAGAAGCGTTGACTACGAACCTAATCGCAGTTTAGCTACCTTTGTATTATTAAGAGCTTATGAACCAGTAGTATAATGGCTATAACCTGTTTACCAGATCAAGCGATAAACATTTGCGGAAGCGAGGAATATAACTGTACAAATACAGGCGGTCACTTCTCGCAGCGCGTTGTGCATGATGAAACAATAGAGTTTGAGGTTTACACAAGCGAAATAACTGGCAACCTTCTTAGTGATCAAGACACGCAGTTTTTCCCTATTGTTGGTGGTGATGGAGAAACCACATCAGTTAACGCAACTCAATTAATTGATAGTGGGGCTAATTTTACTGGGTTAGGACTTGATGATGGGTTTACAATAAAGAACGGATCAACGAATTTGCAGTGTTTTGGTAATTCAGCAGGCACTACAGCTACAACAATAAATACATACATCGGTCAACCTTCAGCACCAACGACAGCAATGTCCTATTTCCCTGCAATAGGTAACGAGTATCTATTATTGAACTGGCTAACATATCACACATCCACTAATGCCGCGCCTATATGGCTAACATCTTCACTTAATGGACAATGGGGTATTATGTTCTACGAAGATGATCAAGTATTAGAAAAGGTTGACTTTACGAGCTCTGGAACTGTATATAAGGTAGTGTTGACTATAAAGGATTACGTAGAAGGTAATTTTGTGAATATTGATTTTGATAATTACACCTTAGATGAGGACGGCAACCGAGTTATTGAATACTCGTTTTTGTCGGATGCGACTGGAGATTTTACGTTGACTACAGAAAATGATGCAAGTTTCATTTTAAAAGATATAGCTATTTACGAGCTATCAAGAGTTGAAATGGAAATACGAGATAAGGGCGATAATACAATATACGCAAACTCAAATGCCACAAACAACGGAGACCCTGCAAGCCCGATAACGTATTACGGCAATTACGTGAAGTTCTCAATAAACTTTGATGACCTAAACATTGACGAGGGGTGTTATCGTATAATCGTAGTGGACGAAAGCGACTCATTGGCCGTGGGCACTACCGATTTTTTACAAGTAGGGCAATGGGATTGCAATATAAAGCTACAGTGGACTAACGACCATAACATAGGTGGGCTGGGCTACGTAGCAACGGAATACACGCAGACTATGTGGGTGAAAGGGGAATTAAAGAACAGTAGTTTTGGGTTAAACCAAGAGACCACACTAGGCTCAACAGGCATTACAACGCTACTCACAGCGCGTAGGGAGACAATTAAACAGCTTATTGTCGCTGATATGCCCGAACACATGCATAGGGCGTTAGCGTTCGGCATAATACACCACACATTTACTATAAATGGCGATCAGTATGTTGCTGTAAGTGACGCCTACGAACCGATATGGCGTAGGTCGTCTACGAATGCACCAAGTGTAACGGAGTTTATTTTAAAGCAAGAGAATAAGAAAAACCAACTATGCTGATCAGTGTCCTTCACCCTTCGTACAAAAGGCCTGAGCAGGCTCATGCAGCGTATCAGCAATGGCGTAACGCTTCCGAAGGGGAGTTTCAATACATACTATCGCTTGATGCAAGGGATGTTACCAAGGATGCTTATTTAGAGTTGTACGCCAACGAAGATATAACTATAATACAATCGGGTGGTGATTGTGTCGTAGCGGCTACAAACGATGCAGCCCCATTTTGTGAGGGGGAGTTGATTATTTACATGTCAGATGACTTTGAAGCACCGAAAGGGTGGGACGTAATGCTGTCTGATATTATACGAAATAAGGGTATAGAAGGTGGAATGTACCTATTGCAAGTTGGCGATAACTACCAATCAGATAGGGCAATACTTACCATACCAATAATGTCTAAAGCCCTTTATAGGCACTTAGGATATTTTTGGAACCCATTGTATAGGTCGATGTGGGTTGATAATGATTTATTCTTTACCTGCTTAGATCTGAAGTGCATGGTTGATGTCCGTGATAAAATTTCATTTACACACAACCATTTTAGCAACGGGAAGTCTAGTATCGATGAAACGTACAGGCAAAGTCAAGCTAACTGGAAGCAGGGGGAAAAGGTATTCAAAAAGCGGGCGCGAGAAAATAGATGGAAATGGCGAAGCTAAGCATACTTATTTGCACGATATATGGGCGTGAAGCTTCTTTCGATAAGTTGATTAAGGAACTTGATAGGCAATACACTAAAGATATTGAAGTGATGTCAATTAAGGACGATAAGCAAGTATCAGTAGGGGTTAAACGGCAAAGGTTGTTGGAAGCCGCTACAGGGGATTACGTGTGTTTTATCGACGACGACGACATGATAGCACCAACGTACGTAAAAGACATATTGAAAGCCATTGAGAGTGAACCTGATTGTGTTGGGTTTGAGATAGATTGCGATATTGACGGGGTAAAAACGAGAGCCATATCGTCCCTTAAATACAGGTCGTGGACTGAGAAGAAGGACGGCTATAGATACAACAGGTCAATATACCATAAGACACCAGTAAAAAGGGCTATAGCTTTAAAGGTCGGATTTCAGGATAAGAGATACGCTGAGGATTACGAATATAGCATGGCATTGCAGCCATACTTAAATACAGAGGAATTTATTAAAAAGCCTTTGTACTTTTACACTAGAATAGATAACGAGCCACACAATAAACGTTACGGAATTGGACGCTAACATAAAGAACTGCATTATTAATATTGGATGGGGTGGATGGTACGCTAAAGGAACAGACCGACTGCTCAAATCATTACAGTATCACGGGTTTAATGGCGACTTTGTTTCTTTCAAAGATGAATTGCCGCCTAATTGTCCAAAGGACTTTGGAAGCCCGTACAACTTAAAGGCATACATGTTAGAGTACGCTATTAGCTTAGGTTACACCCATATACTTTGGCTTGATTGCTCTGTTTGGGCTATAAAAGACCCTAACGAGCTATTCGACATTATTAACGAACAAGGCTATTACGCATGGACAAGCGGGTTTAATTGTGCTCAAACGTGTTCAGATAAAGCACTAGAATACTTTGGCATAAGTAGAGATATTGCGGAAACGATACCCGATTGTTCAAGCTCAATGTTAGGGCTTAACCTTCAGCACCCGAAAGGGAAGGCTTTTGCTGAACTTTGGATAAAGGCAATGAAAGACGGTGTGTTTGAGGGTAGCAGAGATCATGACGGACAAAGTGAAGACCCGCGGTTTATGTTCCATAGGCAAGACCAAAGCGCGGCTTCGTTAATAATGTATCAATTAGGTATGGATCAGCACGAACAGAATATTTATAGCTCGTACTACCAATCTAAGCAACCGGAAAGCGTAATTTTCACAATGAGAGGCATGTGATATGTATAGTCAGAATAATGAAGACCAATTAATAAAGCACTACTTTAACGGATATAGTGGTACGTTAATGGAGATAGGCGCGAACGATGGTGTTACACTATCTAACTCAAAGCTATTGCTAGATAATGGGTGGAGTGGTGTATTAGTTGAGCCTAATGACAAATGCCTTATTAAGCTACACGACCTATACGATAGCAGGACAGATATTCAGATAATCCCGTTCGGGGTATCAGATAAATGTGGGACTGTGGATTTTTACGAAAGTGGTAGTCATATCACTAAAGACGACCATTCACTGATAAGCACTATACACCAGTCCGAGTTAAAACGGTGGAAAGGTAGTAGGTTCGATAATTTCACAAAGTCAGAGATAGAGGTTGTTGACGTGCCAACATTAATGGAGCTGTCTATTTATGACACATTCGACTTTATAAGTATTGATACAGAAGGTGAAGATGTTACGATACTAAAACAGCTAGACCTAACTGATGTACATTGTATATGTATAGAGCATAATAGCAACTCAGTAAACAGGTCTGAGATACTAAGGATATGCCACGACTACAAGATATTGCATGAGAATAACGAAAACCTTATATTGGTAAAGTGATGGTAATAGATAACAAGTACAATATTGGCGATATAGTTTACATCGTTACTGATGTGGATCAACTACCATGCATGGTAACTAGCTTAGAAGTCACTAGCAAGGATGTGCTCTATCACGTATCTAGGAACGGTTTAAATACCGTTATGTACGATATGGAATTATCAAAAGAAAAGGAGCACTCGTTACACCTTTGAAAATAAAAGTAACATTAGTATCTTTACAACAGTGCCGCAAGTCCGCAAGGCAAGAAAATAGCTGGACTAAACATTAATCTTTTCTACAATGGCACTAGAATATTGCGAAGCCGAATTAACAGACCACACGCTAGTACAGTGTGGTAATTATGCAAAAGGCGGTGTTTCCGCTTATGCTGTATTAACCGAAGATCACGGTATTGAAGACTTTACATCCCAAGCGGAATGGGAAGCAGCTATTGCGGCTGGTGAAGCAAAGGTCGTGAAGCAGGTTAAAATGAACTATCCCGATGCGTCAGCCATAACAGGCACAAACCCTGTAGGTGGTGAAACGGCAGATGTAACAGACGGTTATACTCACACCTTTACTGGTAATGACTACAACGCGCTTGCTGCTAATGACGAGTTTTACGAGCAACTGAACCCTCGTAAGACTTATTTAGCATGGTATATGCCAAAGTCCAACACCATTCAAGTAAATGTTGTTGATGCTGTGAGCTGGAACTGTACACCATTTATTCCAGAGGGCGAGAGCGAGCGTCAAGGCTACACGGTTAACGCCACATGGGAAAGTGATGTAGATGTGTTACCAATGCGCGTAACAGCACCAGCAGGCATATTTACAGTGTAATGAATAGAGGTGTTTTATTAATATCCATAGGTAAGCCCGCGTACGCGAGATTTGCTTACAATATGGCAGTGTCGATAAAAAGCACAAGCCCCGATATTGCTATTCAGTTAGCCACCGACGGCAACACGAATAGTATAGACACCTCTATTTTTGACCACGTTACGAACATACCAGAGAGTATTTGTAAGTTGAACGGGAAAACATACCCCGCACTTACAAAGCTCTCTATGTATGACCTATCAGTGTTTTATGAAACGCTTTACCTAGACGTTGACGGGCTTATCATTAAAGACTTGAACGAGTACTTTAATGGAGACCGTAAGGATTACGAAAGTATGGTGCAGCGTTTTGGCTCGTTAAACGAAACGGATTACGGTTCAGCAATGGTTTGGGCTACTGGAAAACAGATAGTTGACCATTACGGACTAGAGCCTGAAACAAAGATACCGTTCGTAAATAGCTCGTGGCAATACTTTAAAAAGTGCGACACTGTAAAGGCGTTGTTTGGTCAAGCTAAAGCGAACCTATCAAACGCTATACCAGCGCGTGAACTAAACGCAGGGTGGGGGAAGAAAGAAGATCGCAGGCAACCCGATGAGCTGTATATGAACGTGGCATGTGCTCAATTAGGCATAGACCCTACTTCCGCTGACAAGCTATTGTATTTCCATTTAGCTAACGTCCCGAACTACAAGCTAACGACAGATTATTACGGGTTTGGTTTGTTTGGGAATAAGACAACAAACCACAGAGAAGCGTATCGGTTGTACGACTTAAAGATGCGTAAATTCATGAAGGAACGAGGCGGTAACCACCACTTTAAGATACATACGTTAATGCAGGATAAATTCATGAGCAATGGGTAAGGTGGTTAAATTGAGTTGCGGCAAAGGTCGCAGGGGTTGTTATTTCACCCAGATGCCTACAGTTAAGGTATTGAGGTTACCAAAAGCAGCGTAATGTTTGAAAAGGAAAGCATACAGGCTATATTGAAGAATACCCTAAAAGGGTACGACAAGGCGGGCGATAGGTTCACCAATCCGAACCCTATATACCACGAGGCGGCTGATATGGCACAAGAGATACGTGTACATGCCGACCCGCGCGTAAAGCCTGTAAAGCTATTCGCCAAAAAAGCCCCTAACGAAACTCAGAAAGAGCACCAATACCGAATGGACTCGTACGCTAACAATACGTCTCAGTATTGGAACAGGGCGTTATCAATGGTCAACAGGATATGGAATAAGCAGAACTGGTCGCTATCCTTTAAAGAGCCTAAGTTAGTGAACGAAGGGGAAGGTATGGCTAAATACATCTATGAAGACTATCCACGTGGACAGAGCTTTATAGAGTACTTTGTTACGAAGGTTTCCAAGCAAAAAGACAATGACCCGAACAGCGTTATTGTTATACGCCCATCTGTTGAGTATCGTGTAGATGAGAACGGAAGGTATATAACAGACGACCAAGGGCGTAAATTAGAAGACGATACTAAGCTGCCAAAGCCAGTTGCTTTTGTGTACCCATCGAGTAGGGTAATAGACTACGTAGATGACGAGTACGCGCTTATTCTAATGGAAGATAAAAGCGTAGTGAGCGTTGGTGGCATAAAAAGAAACGAAGGTCTTGTATTTGAGTTCTATGATAACGATAATATTTGGCGTATTAGCCAGATCGGGGAAAAACACGAATACCGATTTGAGTACGAATTGATATTTACGCATAACATAGGGTATTTGCCTGCTGAAAAGCTTACAGGCGTACCGATAGGCATGGACGACAATAAAGGCCGTCAACTATACAAGTCGCCTTTTTACGATGCTGTACCTACCTTAAACACCGCTCTATACAATAATAGCAACCTAAACATAAGCGTTGCTAGCCACGTGTTCCTTGAGAAGTGGGAATATGTAAATGAGTGTACCACGTGTAACGGGATGGGTAAGGTTCTGCATGAAGGAGAAGAGGTAGGATGTGATATTTGTAATGGTCGTGGCACTGTTAATAAATTGGGGCCAATGAATGTTATTCAGGTAAAAACCCCAACAGACACGATAGGTGAAGACGATAACGTCAAAATACCACCAGGCGGGTACATAACTAAGCCAACAGAGATATTGGAGTTCCTTAGCGGGCTTATCCAGCAAGCTAAAGACGATGCCTTTAAGATGGTCAATATTGATATGACTGGACAGGCAACGGGAACGGAAACAGCAACAGGCCGATTTATTGACCGTGAAGAAATGATGTCGTTTTTGATGCTTGAAGCGCAACAGAACTTTGACCTACTAGACAAGTGCCTTTATTACATAGGGTACATGAGATATGGAACAAACTACACAGGGCACGTATTAACACGCCCTAACGAGTTTAATATATCCACAAGCGCAGACCTTACAGCTGAACTAAAAGAAGCAGCGGACAGTAAGGTAAGCCCTATATTAAGAGGTAGACTAGAAAAGCAATACGCTACGTCTCGTTTTAATAACGATAAGGTCGTAAAAGAGCTTGATATTATACAGTATGTTGACGGGCTCGCATACATGGATGAGGTGGATATAATGAGCCGATTAAACGCGGGTGTTATAGCTAAATGGCAGGTAATATTACACGATATGATCGGTTCGTTCATTGATCAGAAGCTTGAGGAGAACCCCGAATTTTTAGAAAGCGACAAAGCCACCATAAAAGCGGAGTTAGTCGCTATGGCGAAAGAATTGAGTAGCGAGGTTAACCCTACTATCTCAAGCGAAACTATAATAAACGGTATAGTTGGCAACGCTTAAAGACATACGAGACACTTTAGATAATAGGATAGAAACAATACCCGATGTACTATTCGAGTCAGTTGGTGTTGTTCAGGACGATCTATTACGGTCATTAACGGCTCTTATCGACCAATTAGACACCACAGACGGGAAGGTGATCACAAGCTCTAACAACAGCCGTATATTAGGTTTGATAGATGCTGAAATAAACAGGGTTTTATTTGGTGAAAATGCAGCGTATCTAACAGCCATAAGCACATATGCAGGGGAAGTGGTTACACAGGGCGCACTTATAAAAGAGTACTACAAAACAGCGTTTAGTAGATATACAGATAAAGATACCTACCAACAGATAATACGCAACGTAGCAACGTCGGCAATAGACCAGTTAACGCAAAGCTCAGTTGATGCAGCTTTCAATAAGCCGTTAAAGAACATACTTAACCAGTCATTCACTACTGGCATAAGCAGAACACAACTAAATAACACGCTACGAGATTTTGTAAAAGGAACGGACGAGGTAGACGGACAATTACTTAGATATACCAAGCAGATAGGTCGAGACGCTTTTAGTGCAGCCGATAGACAAGTAAACGTATTTATCGGTGAAGACCTCGGAATTCAATTTTATTTATATTCTGGTAACGTTATAAAGGATAGTCGAAAATTCTGTCTAAGTAGGGCTGGTAAATATTACCACAAAAACGAGATAGCAAGTTGGGCAAATTTAGATTGGCAGGGTAAAGTGAAAAATACTAATGAAAGCACTATATTTACATTGTTAGGTGGTTACAACTGTTTGCACATACTTATACCAGTAGATGTAAATGGAGTGCCGCCAGACGAATTACAAAGGGCGATAGATTTAGGATATTATAAACCAAATTGATAAAACGATGGATAACGAGAGAGTCGAAATTCAGAAAGGCGCAAAAATTAAAGTGGTTACACAAAGCGCGGCAAAGCACTTAGTAGGTCAACGTGGCTGGCATTACGTTAATGTAGAGACGTTTGAACCTAAGCCGTCTACTGGTGTAGTGGTTTTGAAAGGGAAAGAAAAGGTTGAAGAAACCGAAGAAGATAACTTTGACCCAACAGCCGAAGAAGCTGCTGCTGATGAAAAAGAAGCCGCTATACCTGAAGAAAAGGCAGAAGAGAAAGCGACAACTGAAAAGCCAAAAGCAGCACCAAAGAAACGCGGCCGTAAGCCGAAAAAGTAATTACTAATAAAATCAGGTTAAAATGGAAGTTAAGGACTTATTAGAGGTATTAGGTATTGATCAAAGTGAAGACCTAACGATCGACAAAGTAAAGGAAACGGTAAAGGAAAAGTTTATACCCGTGGCATTGGTCACGGAAAGTGAGCAATTCGAGAACGCTGTAAATTCAGCAGTAGGTAGGAAGATAGGGACGTTTGATACGGCTGTAAAAAGGGCGTTCAAAAACACCTTGGAAGATATAGACCCTTCTGTGTTTAAGGACAAGAAGCTAGAAGAGTACCCTCAAGCGATCGAGGACGCGTTAAAGGGGTATGCAGAGGCCAATAAGACTAAAACAGACCCTAAGCTTAATGAGCAACTAACAGGGCTAAAGTCTCAGTTGGAAGAGATCGAGAAAATGAAAGAAGCAGCTATACAGGAACGCGATAAAGTAGCTAGCGAGTTTACCAACTACAAAACAGACCTTACTAAAAAACAGGCCTTTAACGAAGTGCTAAAGTCTGTACCGTTCTCGGATGGCGCGAGCGAACTAGCAAAGAAAGGGTTTATGTTGGAGCTTGGCGAAAAATACGAGTATCGTTTACCTGAAGAGGGCGAAAACACACCCGATGGGATCGTCTTTATTGACAAATCCACAGGGAAAAGACCAGTAAACGGAACGGACTTTATGAAAGGTTCTGAAATTATTACTAAATTAGCATCGGAACACGACCTAATCAAAAAGGTCGACCGATCTCAAAAGCCTAGTACAGTAACCACAAAAATAGAAGATGGTGAACCTACGACGGCTAAGCCTCAATACGCATCTAAGGCGGATCAACACTTAGAGCGATTGAAGCAACAAAGTGCCTAACGGGCAATAAACGTAGTGCCGTATCTTACCGAGGCATTATAGATAGGTAGGGTTAAATTTTTAATCCTATAACCATGTCAGTAAATTTAGGAGTTTACACAAGCGCGGTTGCGGTTCAAGATGCACTGAGTAACAATAAGTTCGTTCAGTTCGACCCAACAGCAAAACGTACAATTTCACCATTGATACGTATTTTAACAAGCTCTATTAACACCACAGGTGTTATACAGCGACAAATAGCAAGGGGCGGTGGACAGAAAGCGTCCGTTGACCTTATTTATCAACCAAGGTTACTAGAAAGCTCGGTATCTTCAACCCCGCTTGACGCATGTTCTACAGGCGATAAGAATGGTGACCTTAGCACTAGCTACGACATCGACAAAAACAGCGGTTCGTGGGCTAAAGGCACTATTGATGTAAAGACCGATCTAGTAGATGCGGTATTCCCACATGAGTACTACGTTCAACAGAAGATAAGAAGCCTAATGGATGCGGTTTACCGCTCTATGGCTACTAAGTCTTTTGCGGAAATATCTGCTTTAGTGGGTAACCACGCCTCAACTGGCAATGCAACAGCTATTACAGGTGCTACTAAGGACAGTAACGGTAATTTGAGTGATGACCTTATTTCTAAAATGACATACGACTTGTCAATGATGGAAGTGGAAGGTATTACACCGTTTGCCGTTGGTGGTTCTCAAGACTGGCAACGCCTTCAAAATGCATTGGGATACACTTGCTGTACTAGCGCATTGAACTTTGACCTGAACGAGTACAATCGTGCCGTAGGTGTTGCGCCTGTGTTTGACTACAGAGCAGAAACACAATGGGGTGCAGGTAGCGTATATATGATCGTGCCTGGTGCTTTACAATTAGTTAGCTTTAATGCTAATGGTGGTGCTGCTGTAGCAGATGATGATACATATAAATCGGCCACTATTATGGATCCCGAAACTGGTGTAATGTTCGATTACGAAGCCAAGTATGATTGTGGCGTTTGGACGTTCTCGCTTGGTTTGGCTCACGAAGTGTTCGGAATGCCACCGGATATGTTCCAGACAGGCGATCGCTTGGAGGGTGTTAACTATGTATCTGAGTTTGAAATTAGCAACTCGTAATAGTGTACGAATGTTTAGATAACCTGATCGGTATCGATCGCAGAAACTCGGACACGAGCGAAAGCGGTCGATACCTTTCTGACATCGAGGTAACGAGCGAACTAGCAGATAGTATCGCCAACGTTAACCACGGGTCAGGCAGGCAGTTATTGGAACAGAAGCTAAGTACCGCTCAGTATGAGGCGGGTGACATGTTTGTTAACGCTGTAAGGGCGGGCAATAAAAGTAGACGCGTATTTCAAACGAACTCGTACCTAGAACAAGGTGTTGCAGGCGTGTACAGTGAGAACTTGCAAACAGTTAACGCTAACAGCTCTAAAAAGCGCGGTGTTGCCATGTACTTAAACAACTATCCTTATGTGAAGGTAGGTGTAACGAGCGTGTCTATAATGGCACTATCAACAGGCAATATTGATGTTCAGGTTTATGACGCTATCCAAAACAAGCTACTTGACACTATTACCATTGAGGCTATTGCAGGCGAAATAAGCACCACAGTAGTTAATAAGACATACAAAAGCAACGGGCAACGTTTAGAGTTGGCTTTCCTTTTTGACGGGGCGAACGCCACTTACAAAACAGACCTCGCAGCAAACAAGCGCGGGTGTCGTTCCTGTTCAGGGTTTAAGCACAATACAAAATACTGTACGTTGCAAGGTGTAGAGGTAAGTGACACTGCATCGGTTACACGTAACAACCTTAAAGGGTCTCCAAGTGTTACATCTGGACTAAGTGTTACGTACAACCTAGAATGCGATATAGAGCCGTTTATATGCTCGATAAAGAACGGGCTTGTATTGCCTATACTTTATAAAACCGCTTCATTAGTAATGAACGCAGCAGCAATAAGCCAACGGAATAACTCCAAGGCGCGACTTGAGCCCGCGGAATATTACCAAGAGCGAGAAAGCTGGTACGAAATGAAGTACCGTGAAAGCCTAGACACGCTAATAAATGGTATTCAATTGCCTAATGACGTATGTTTTTCATGTGAACCGCGCGTTAGCCGTGTAACAGGTTTGCCATGACACCTGAACAATGGATACGAAAGCAACAGGCATTAATAAAGAACGCGGATAAGTGTTTCAGTAAAGCCGTTGTGAGCACTCATGCAGAGCAAACACAAAGGATATTTTCAGAGGGTTTGGATGCAAGCGGTCAACCTATCGGCAATTACGACACTAAAAGTGATCTGTATGTGAACCCTAACAAAGCAGTAAAATCATTCCCGCCTGCTGGCAAGTATGGAGATACGGTGTTTAAAAACGGGAAACCACATAAAACAGGGTACTTTGATAACTATAAAGCGTTTAGAAGTAAACAAGGACGTGGCTCTAATAAAGTAGACCTGAATTATTCAGGCGTTTTGTTTCGCGACTACGCTTCTTCGTTAAGCCCTAACGGCAATGGTTTTGTCTCAGGGGTCAAAAACAATGTTAATGTTGGCAAACTTAATGGTGCTATTGAGAAATACGGTGCTGGTGTTTTTAGGCTATCTACAGAAGAATTGAGTACCTTAACGAAAACATTTACGAAGTGCTTAGTACAATAATTCCATACTTAGAAGCGAAAGTTGATGCAGGTGGTGTCTTTGATAAGATATACGGACTAGGTGAACTGGTAGTAGAGGAGAATAGAACATCCCCAAACCTATACCTCAGTTCTGGTCAATATGAAAAGCTAACAGACTTTGACCACCAAGCTAGCTTTTGTTACTTTAGGCTAACGGGGGCGTATAATGAAGCCAATAGCGAAGATGACGCAATAGGTGGGGTTACGCAACGCGTAAGGACGTACCCGCTAAAGTTGGTAGGTTATTGCGGTAAGGATGTTTTCAATACAGACGACAATTATATAGACGAGAAGGTAGCGTCTAATGTAAGCCTGCTTATTTCCGAAACGGAAGCGGAAACACTATCTGCGTCATTAAAGGCGGACTTTGTAGAAATATCAGCAACATCAACTGAACTACGTAGAAAGACTGTGCTCGATGAAGAGGTAAGCGGGGATACATCGTTTATAAATATACCTTTCGATAAGGTGTTTTTTCAGATCGAGTTCGATGTAACTGTAACTGGTAATATTGATTGCTTTGATGTCTACGATTGCAACGACGACACAACGGACGTAATAACACTTATACGTGACAAGTACTGTGAAGATGTAGAGTGTACTGGTGGTGTTGTTACTATTGTCAACACAGACGATGCAGAGCTATACAGCGTGTCAGTTGCTAGTGGCGGTACAGCCGAACAAGTAATACCCGCCCAATCGGTAAGCATAAATGGGATGTCCGACACTATAAGCTTCCCTGCTAATACAACTGGACTTGTTACGGGCGTTCACCCAATTGTAACGGGACAGACTACGAGCATTGAGCCTGGAGACGATGGCGATCTACAATTTGGGCGCGGCGACACATGGACAACGCTTGATGAACCGAATGAGTACGGCACGTTAGACAGGTTCGTCAGCCTAACAGCAAACGTTATTCACGACTGCTTAACAAACCTACTTTGGTACAACAACATTATAGGTGCTAAGTCATTAGCCGATTACATTTCTGATGCTGCTGCATTAACAGTTGACGGGTATAGCAATTGGTATGTTCCTAATGAGAAGGTGATCAACACTATATTAAAGTTCACCGCAAACCCACTGAACTATGCTCCGATAAATTACGATGCCACAAGTAGCGGATTAATGTATTTAGTGACTAGCAATCAAGACCCGAGAAACAATGGAATTGCATCTTTCCTAATACAAGGAGGATTGTATGCTGTCGCGCAAACACGAGGCAGAATAGGTACAAGTGGTGCTGACTCGCTAAAAAGATGCTTGTATTATAGACCAAAAAATGCAGCATAATGACTAACGAGGCAAAACTATTTATAAACCAGCACACCCCACCATTCAAAGAGTTGGTGAACGGAATAAGAGACATAGAGAAATTACTAGAACATTACCAAAAGGATCATGAAGCTAAATTGATAGATGGGTTACTAGACGACTTACCTGTCATTTACTTAGAAGTAATATAATAGCGCGTTTCGGGGGATTTGTGTATTTTAGAACTTTAAAGGGATTAAGAAGTGGTGTACATCAATAAAATGGAGCATTTTTTAAGCGAACATTGGAAAGGCGCGGGAGCTACAGGCGTACTTGTATCTGTATTACCGTCATTGGCTACATTTAATGACGTAGTTGGCGCGATCGGCGCTACGTTAGGTATAGTGTTGTTATGTCTTTCCATTTACGCGAAATACAAAGAAATAAAGAAGTAATGCCAAGGTTTAGTAAAAGATCGATCAACAACCTGAGTGAGTGTCATATAGACCTGCAAGTCATTTTCAAAGAAGTGATAAATCACTTTGATTGCTCGGTTATTGAGGGACATCGACTAGAGGCAGAGCAGAACGCAGCATTTAAGGCGGGTAAGTCCAAGCTGAAGTTCCCGTTAAGCAAGCATAATAGCCTACCTAGCATGGCTGCAGATGTAGTGCCTTATCCTATCAACTGGAACGACACCGATCGCATGAGATACTTTTCAGGGTTTGTGATGGGTATCGCTGCACTTCTGAAAGAACAAGGAAAGATCACGCATACCGTTCGTTGGGGCGGTGACTGGGATAAAGATACGCAAACGAACGATCAAAGATTTATCGACTTACCACATTTTGAGTTGGTGAAATAGTTGTAATTTAGTAGCTCACTAACACACACAACATGAGCGCGGAAAACCCCGAACACTACAAAGGATTAGACTTAGAACCGTTTGAAGTTTACGACCGAATGGGATGGACTGAACACGCGTGTAAAGCCAATATAGTAAAGTACCTATTTAGAGCGGGTCGCAAAGGGTCAGCTGTTGAGGACTTAAAGAAAGCCCGAGTATATCTTGATAAGCTAATAGCACACCATGAAAGCAAATAGCCTAACGATCGCTTTAATAGCCTTATGGCTTATCTCTACTACAGCGCTAGGTGTTCTATGGTTTCAGGAAAGACAAGCCCGTATAAGCTACGAGAAAGCTTCAAGTAATGTATTGGAGAAGCGATACAACGAACTAGAAAGCAAATATGATAGCGCGTACACGGGACTAACGAAGTCTATACAGGCTATTAACGACACGTTAGAGATAGCAGGGCTAAGGCATAGTACCCAAATGAACGCGATATACTACACTTTATCAGTTAATCAAAGGAATTATGAAAAACTTAACGACCAGCTTGTTCATATTAGCAACGACAGCCTTTTACTGCTACTCACAGAGCAGCTATCCGAAATTGATACAGCACAAAGCAGATAGTGTAATGGCGTTTTGGCCGATACAGGCTAAAGAGCTACTAAAAGCTGTGTACGAACGAGACCACCTACGTAAAATGGTAACGTACAAGGATAGCATTATCACAATTAAAACTATCTATATTGCCAAACTGGAGCAGGCTAATAAAGACTTTAATAGCGTAGTTGACGGATATAACGCGTTAGCTGCAATTAGGGACGAGCAAATCGAAATTAAGATAGAATATGCCAAACATCTTGAAAAGCAGCTTAGACGAACTAAAAGGCGTGCTATATGGCTACCTATTGCAACTGGCATAGGTGGTGCGCTTATCGGTTACGGGTTTGGTAAACTTTGATTATATTTACATAGTTACAGAGTAATAGCGGTATTTCTCTATGTGTGTGTTTGAGCCTCGTAAGCCTAGTGTTTACGGGGCTTTTTGTTTTTATTTGAAAATAAATGTAAAATAACCCTACAAATATTACCAAGTTATAAATGGAATGCGTATCTTTGATTTATCAATAACAACAAAAAACAATTACACATGGAAATCTTAAACAACATTAACGAATTAAAAGAAGCATTGACCGAAGGATTGGATTGTGGCTTCTTTGACACTAACCACTCACTTCTTTTTCACAAAAAAAAGGAAGAGTTTTCGATCGTTAGGAACGACAGGGTGCAGGGGCGCATGAACCAAGGTTATGTAGTTTCTGTAAGTTCAGAGCAGCTTACAGATCTTTTTGGTGAAGAGTTCTACGATTGTGACGATAATATGGAGGAAGCAGTAGATACAATTGCTAACTGGATGATCTCACAACAATAAACCACACGGGGCGCAGCATCCTACACTGCATTCACAAAAAAAACAGAACACAATGAACTACGCAAAAGCAACAACAGAGCAGGAACTACTAGATATGGTAGCTCATTTAGAGGGTAAAGGGTATAAGAAGCATAAGGCTTGTTTAAGCGGGAACACATCTACATGTCATCCTTATGTTGGTATTATGCATGGTGGCGGATTAATCTATAATACTTTAGAACCTGCTTGGTGGCTACAAGGAAACGAAGTATCAGTAGCCGAATTTCTAAAACAATAGACCATGTACGAGTTTCTATACACACTAGAAACAACCGCAATACTAACTATCGGGACAACAACACCGATTAACGTACTGTTCGGTAAACGCCACGATCAAGATAAGGTTACCGTTTACATTGTAGAAATGGACGGTCAGAACGTAATCAAATCAGACGACATACAGCAGCAGTTACCGTTGATCGCTCGCAGGTGCTTAAAGGATATTCATAAAGCTAAACAACTGAACTAATGAGCTTAGCAATAAAGTCAACAGAACAGGAACAGCAGCTAATGTACAAGATGCTGCAAAAAGAGTTCCACAGCATCGACCCGTTAGATACGGAGACACCGAAAACAATTATCAGACTAGCTAAAAGGTTTGGGCTTTTCGATTTGGAAGCCGAACTTATAAGTGACTTAAACATATAGATATGAAACTACCAATAGGATTGCCAATAATAAGCAGATCGCATGAGAGGCTTATTGTAACAGAAAAGATGGATCGCGAAAAGCTCTATCAAATGGTGCAAGATGGTTCTTATAGAGTGAGAACAGAAGCCGAATACTTTAATGAAGTAATGAAACCCGAAGGGTGGCATGTAACAGGTAACGAATTGTACTTTGCTAACTCAGAAACCGAATTATTCATACAAAGGAACGCCACCTATACGGTAGACCATAAGTATCATATTAAAGGGTTTACAAGGCATATTGTCAACACAATCACAGAAGCAATTAACCATTCGGAAGCATTAACTGCAATAGCTAAATTTGAAAAGTTATGAACATATTTAAAAGGAAAAAAGAAACGCCAAAATTCGATAAGCAAAAATGGGAGCGTAGGGCGGATGCGTTAATATCAGAAAGGGTAAAGGCGCAAGACCAGCAACGCGAGTCAATTTTACACGAGTTGCAATCAAACCCCGATAAGCGTGAGCTAACACACGAGTTTCACGGGGCTTGTTTAGATTGCACAACACCAGAGATGCACGGAGTAGGGATGTGTACCTTATGTCAGTACGCTCGATTAGGCGGAACGAGAGACATGTGCAGTGGAAGTTATAGACCATAAAAACAAACAGTCATGAAACGCACAGCGAACATACTTTTATTGGTCATTTGCATTTTATTTTTGGGCTTTGTTTGGTTTTTTAAAAACTTAGTGTTATATTCGTAGTACACAAAAAATAAAGACATGAAAAGTTACACAGTAAATGTTTACCCTGACGGCACTAATAAGTGGTACTTAAATGGGCAGTTACATCGGGAAGATGGAGCGGCCGTTGAGTACGCTAGCGGCACTAAAGAGTGGTACTTAAATGGGCAGTTACATCGGGAAGATGGAGCGGCCGTTGAGTGGGCTGACGGCACTAATAAGTGGTACTTAAATGGGCAGTTACATCGGGAAGATGGAGCGGCCGTTGAGTGGGCTGACGGCACTAAAGAGTGGTACTTAAATGGTGAAAAGCTAACGTATCAAGAGTTTATTTCAAGAACTCAAACTACAGAGTTAACGCTTGACCAGATTGCAGAAAAGTTCGGAATACCAGTCGATAAGTTAAAGATAAAAAAGTAACATGAGCACACTGATATTTGAGAAATTGGCAGCTATCCAAAAAGAGATAGACCCGATCGCAAAAAACCAAACCAACCAAGGTCAGCGGTATAACTTCCGTGGTGTTGATGACGTTTACAACGCATTACACCCGTTACTAGCTAAGCACGAAGTCGTAACAATGCCATGGGTCTTGGAAGCTAGACGAGAAGACCGAGTAACATCTAAGGGGTCGGCACTTATTTACACGATGCTAAGGGTTGAGTTTGCTTTTTACGCAAAGGACGGCAGCACTATATCTTGCATCTGTGAAGGTGAAGGCATGGATAGCGGCGATAAGTCCACCAATAAGGCAATGGCAGCGGCTCACAAGTACGCACTGACGCAAGTCTTTACAATACCTTACGAAGGGCAAATTGATGCAGACAGCGAAAGCCACACGGTACAATCGAAACTAGATACCGCTATCGATAACGCCATAGCTGGGTTAATGGATGTTGAATCGGATGGCGCTAAGGCTTATGCGAACTCGTTACCCGATAATGTAAAGAGAAGTACTCGATTTGTTAACGCTTACAAACAACAGTTTAATGCTAAGTAACAGAGATAAGGCGTTGGAATTAGCCGAAAAGCAAGCTAACGAGCCACAGACAGAGCAAACCGAATTAGTTAACCTTTTATACATGTTAGAATGGTAGACAGCAGATACGACAACTGGGCGAACACAGGCACTAACTTGCCAGCGGGCTTTGACGAACGCGAACACCAGGGCAAAGGTAAAAAGCACAGCACTTGGAACGCTGGCACTTGTCAGATGCAACAAGGCGGCTTTGACCCTAAGCTAGAAAAGGAACGCAGGGAAAGCGCAAATAAACACGACCAATGGAACTGGTAAGTAGAGCTAAGGAACTGGCAGCAGATCGAAAAGCGGGCAACCCTACACTTGCTCTTATCGCGGACGTGGTTACTAAGCTACAATCGATAGACTGGGATAAAATAGAGAACGCTCGAATGGAGCAGATAGCAGCCAATCTAAGTACTTATCTTTTTGCATTGAGTGAATGTATTAACGATGCTAAACTAGAACACAGTAACGCGGTATTAATGAGGCGAACAGGTTTGCATAAAGCATACTTTGAGTTGACGGGTACGCAAAAGGATAGGGAAAAGAAAGCAGAACAGGAATGTGCTGATCTGTTTGAAGGTGAAGCTATAGCAGAGTACTACTACAAGATGCTGCAAAGCATGTATAATAACCTAGATAAAACGATTTCAATTTTACAAAGTATAATGAGTAACAGACGCGCGGAAATGCGTGTATCAAAAACGCAATCATGACAAGAGGACGAAAGCCATTAGGGAAAAGAATAAGCATACAGGGTTTGAGTGTATCTATCGGATGCCACGAACGCATCAACCCAGATGGGAAAAAAGTGTACATTAAGCTGGTAAAGGATAACGGGCTATTCATGCACGTATCGTTTGAGCCATTACAAGAGTTTCACTCGTACTGCTTTTTGCCGAAACGCAAAGCCATTGTGAAGTACTATTACCCATCTCACGCCAAAAAGCTAAAAGCTATGGAAGGTAAGTACGTACTGGGAGATGTTAGCGTAGTTGACGGGTGTACCGTTTATAAACTTGAAAAAGTAAAGCCATGAGAGATTACATATTTAAAGCAAAGCGACTTGATAACGGCAAATGGGTCGAAGGGTATGGTGTTCTTCAGTATAAAGAACATAACCAAGCAATTATTATCCACAAGCAAGGGAATAACCTTGTCCAACATACAGAGGTAGACCCTAACACAGTATGCCAGTATACTGGAAGAACTTTAAAGAACGGAGTTAAGATTTTCCATAAAGACCGTGTTTTAGTGAAAGGAATGCTAAATGGTAAGCCACTAAATTATGAAACTACTATAGAGTGGAATAGGTTTGGGTTTATCTTGGATAAGAACGACACAGTCTATATCAATAGCGCGGCATTGCTGGGAGTGATTGAAGTAATCGGTAACATACACGACTAAACGGGGTGGCGGTTATTGGTGTTAGACTAATTGTGCAGCAGCCGCCCTACGATATACAGGGTTCAGCAATGCATGAGCAACCTTGGCCAAACAATGAAGGTTGTAAATTATATACGCAGCTAGCCGATACAAGTTCCCTCATTACCCTTGTAACGGTGTCCATGACTATCGCTGGTAATTCATAGTAGTTATGCGTATAAGTTGGCATTACAAAACAGCAAACATAGAAACTGCTATCCAATGGTAGTAAGTCTTAACTTGCTAAAACGAACACTATGAGCTATACAGTAAACACAAAAAAGGGGTCGTACAGGTTCACACATGCTGAACTGGTCGAGATCGCAGAACAAAGGATATTAGGGCGCGACGAAATGAGCAACATCGATAAACTGTTCGAAATCGTTTGCCAGTATTACAAAGTGCCTAAACACCAAGTATTAGGTATATCACGCAAAAAAGAGTTGGTAGAAGCTAGGCGAGTTTTATCGTACATGCTAACTGAACAGATGGGTTATTCATTCCGTGCCGCAGGTAGAATAATAGAACTTGATAGGGCTACCGTAATGTATCACTCAAGGTACATAAAAGAGGGTATCGACCTGTACCAAGATACGCGCGATGCTATTGATCATATAATGAAACAGTATAAAAACACTAACACATGAAAAGTATCACAGAGTGGCTCGACATGCTAAAAGAGCCGTACCGCACCGAAGCTTTAGAAGCTTTTAAGAAAAGTGGGAACAATAACGAGATCACAAGTACTGGAGATAAGGCTTTAATTCGGGCTTTCAATTGGGCGATGAATGGTGGTGCTAGTAAATGGGGGGTTATTTACGATAACTTCAACGACTACATTGACACGGACGGGATGTTAGCGAGAGACTACAACAAGATACCGCGCCCGATACGCGAAGAGTTTGAACGCATGTCATTACGTGTGCTTAACAAACAGCAGTCACAAGTAAAGTCTGGAACACGTCAAAATCTGTTCTTATCTGCTAGGTTCATAGTGTGGAAAATACGCATGGAGACCAGCCTAACGCAGGGCGGCGGCTATAAAGTAAACGACCATGTTAGCCCGTGCTTAGCGCGGATGTTTGAGAAAAACCACCCAACGTACAAGGGTGTATTTGAGAAACGAAAAAGCAAATACGATGTTACTAAGTGAAAGCCCACGGATAGAAGTGTTTAACGAGGATTGTATGGACGTAATGAGCCGCTATCCTGAAAATCACTTTGATCTTGCTATTGTAGACCCTCCGTATGGGATAGGATTGTCGGCTAATTCATTTAGAGGCAAGCAAGTTAAAAAGGGGTGGGACAGTGAAGTGCCAAATAATTTATATTTCCAACTTCTATTTAATAAGTCAAACGAACAAATAATCTGGGGGGGTAATTACTTCCAATTGCCGCAAAGCCAAGGGTTTATTGTTTGGGATAAAAAACAGCCATTTAATTTCAGTTCTGCAATGTGCGAAATGGCATGGATAAGTATTCAGATGCCAGCAAAGATATTTCAAAAGCACGTTGTAACTGCTGAAACTAATAAAATACACCCAACACAAAAGCCAGTAGCATTATACAAATGGCTACTAAAGAACTACGCTAAAGAAGGCGACTTGATACTTGATACGCACGGGGGTAGCGGCTCGATATTAATAGCATGCTATGAAATGGGCTTTGACATCGTATGGACGGAACTAGACACGGACTATTACAACGCAGCTATTGAACGGTTCAGAAAACACATAGCACAAGGTTCGTTATTCGCACCAAAAGATCAATACGGAACACAAAAAGAGATAGAGTAATTTGGTAGTTACAGAGTAAAGCACTACCTTAGCAGTAGAAAATAACAGTTAAATGACCGGCATTTCATTTAGCTTATAATGATAACTTATTGAACCCCTAGTTGAACCCTTGCCGGAGGTAGTAGACTAGGGGTTTTTTAATATCCGGCAACATGGCAAAAGATCCCGCGTTTTTATTTTACTCACAGGATTGGCTTGTAGGTACTATGGACTTAACCTTTGAAGAGAAAGGACAGTATATGCACCTGTTAGCTAGTATGCATCAGAAAGGCAGATTAAACGATAAAACCATTAGCTTTTTGGTAGGTTCAATCTCGGATAATCTAAAGTCAAAATTCAAAATAGATAATGAAGGGCTTTGGTATAACGAGAGGTTGGAATTTGAAGCATCTAAAAGGGCTAATTTTACAGAGAGTAGACGTGCCAACGGTTCTAAAGGTGGTAGACCTAAAAAGAATAAAGCACTAGCTAAACCTAAACAAAACCATAAGGATAACCATATGCATAACCATATGGGAAATGAAAATGAAGATGTAAATGAAGTTGATAATAGTAAAATAAGTGTCGATAAATTTGAAATTCCTGATTACCTAAACACACCCGACTTTATTCGAGGGGTTACAATGTGGGCGGATGCGAATTTGCAAAAGAACGATAAACCACTAGCCGACTTGGAAATACAGACGGCTATAAAAGCTATCGCTAAGTATGCTAAGGGAGACATTAAGCGGGCGTACGCAATGATCGCTAGCAACCACGAGACGGTGTACCGAAAGATGTACGAGCCAAAGAACGAGCCGAAAGAAACCCCTACTAAACTTAAAACACCTAAATACATATGAAAGTAGCACCACATAGCAACGAAACGGAACAGGCGGTACTAGGTGCGATCATGCTAGAGAAACACGCTTACGCTGTTGTTAGCTCGATAATAACAGAAGCTGACTTTTACGACAATAAACACAAAGCCATTTTTAGCGCGTTTGAGGCGCTATCTAAGTCGGGGTCACCCATAGATATGCTTACGGTAACAAAGTGGCTCAAAAACAAAGGGAAGCTATCACAGGTAGGGGTTTCTTACATATCCGAACTAACAGAACGGGTTGCAAGTGCAGCGCATATTGAAAGTCATAGTTACATTATCAAGCAAGATGCCATTAAACGCCAAACGATAGATCTTTGTATGGGCGTAATATCTAAGGCTTACGACGGTGAAGATGCCTTTGAGGTATTAGATGAACTAAGTACAGGTGTTATAAACATCAATGCAAGTATTAAGCATGGCAGAGGAACAACGCTAAAGACAGCGGTCGAGAACGAGCAAAAAGCCATTTGTGAAATGGTAGAAAATGGTGGTGCGTTATTAGGACTTCCAACTGGCTTTAATGGGCTTGATAAATGCCTAGGTGGCTGGCAACGTAGTAAACTAACAGTAGTAGCAGGTCGGCCAGGCATGGGAAAGACAGCCTTTGTGGTAATGACAGGGCTACACGCTGCAAAGCAAGGTAAGCGGGTTCTATTGTTCTCGCTCGAGATGTCAAAGAGTGAGTTAGCTAATCGGGTGATCTGCCACGAGGCTCAACTAAATAACAATAAGCTAAAGAAGCCAAGCGACCTAACATCCGCTGAATTGAAGTCTATTACCGATGTGGTCTCAACGGATAACTTGATAATTGACGACACTGCAAGCATGACAATTGATAGGATACATGCCAAAGCAAAGTCTTTGCATATTGAGGGCGAGCTTGATATGGTAATAGTGGACTACTTACAGTTAATGAGCGGCAAAGAAGGGAACAGGGAGCAGCAAATATCAGCAATATCAAGAGGGTGTAAGACGCTAGCTAAGGACTTGGATATACCCGTAATAGCCTTATCGCAATTGAGCCGATCGGTAGAGACCCGTGGCGGTGATAAACGGCCTATACTATCCGACTTAAGAGAGAGTGGAGCAATAGAGCAAGATGCTGATAACGTAGTTTTTATTTACCGTCCTGAATATTACGGCATTGAAGTAGACGAGAACAATAACAGCGTAAAAGGACTTGTGGAGTTTATCGTAGCTAAGGCGCGAGGCGGTTCACTTGAGACTACACGCGCAAAATTTGACGGGGCAACGAGTACCATGAGCGACTTTGAAGATGCATACCAAGATACATTTGAGCAGCCTGCAAAATTTAGAGCTGAATTGCCTGAAGAGGATATACCATTTTAAACACACTAAACAAAATACTATGTTACTAAGTGAGAGCCCACGAATAGAAGTCTTTAATGAGGACTGTATGGAAGTGATGAGCCGCTATCCTGAAAAGCACTTTGACCTTGCTATTGTAGACCCTCCGTATGGGATAAATATCAACTCAAATATGGGGCTAGCGAAGGGGAGAAGGAAGCGGCATAAGGAGAAGTCTTGGGATAAGTACACACCTGATCATGAGTTCTTTGACATGCTAAAGGCATCTGCGAAACATAGAATAATATGGGGCGGAAATTACTTTAACTTGCCTCCTACGAAACATGTTATTTTTTGGGACAAACTCACGCCTATTGGTATGTCGTTCTCTGACGGGGAGCTTGCATGGACGAGTTTTGATAGAGCGATAAGGAAGTTTACGATGAACAATATAACAAATGACAAGATACATCCCACACAAAAGCCCGTAGCATTATACAAATGGCTACTAAAGAACTACGCTAAAGAAGGTGACCTGATACTTGATACGCACGGGGGTAGCGGCTCGATATTAATAGCATGCTATGAAATGGGCTTTGACATCGTATGGACAGAACTAGACACGGACTATTACAACGCAGCTATTGAACGCTTCAGGAAACACATAGCACAAGGTTCTTTATTCGCACCAAAAGATCAATATGGAACACAATCTAAAATTGATTAACACACTAAATAAAACGATATGAATATTGACCAAGAATTATTCAGAAAGAACTTTAACTACCTACGACATAGGGGCTGGATAAAGCAAAGTGATATTGCAGAAGGCGCAAATGTGCAAGCTTCTATTATATCTAATTTGCTAAATGGAAAGGCAAATGTAGGCAGAATAACGGCTAACAAGATAGCTAACTACTTTGATGTAGATGTTATGGATATGTGTAATGTTGACTTAGAGAAAGAAACACCTGAAAATGATTATCCTATAATACCAGCAGGCACTATTTTAAGATTGATATATGAAGAGGGGCGTGAAGTCATCCATTTAAATAACGATAATTATACGTCTGACTTTTTTGATCACATATCAAAAAGGAGGGGGTCTATATTAATAAACATCGAATGTATTTACATGCCTGCAAGGGGTGATGCCTATGGTTCATTCTTAAACAAAACAACATGAGAACACTAACACTAATAACCCTAATATCCTTAATTGGATGTTCGAAGCAAACGGAGTGTGATCCCTACGAGCCTATCGGCTGTATGTGTAACAACGGGAACATTTACGCACCAAAGATACAGGCTGATCACACTACAGCATGTATAGATAGCTGTGCTGATAAAGGTGGAATGAACAAATTATTTTGTAGATAAAAATAAACAACATGAAAGATTTAAAAGAAGTACAAGCGGTAGTAGGCGAAAATTTCGCTGTAAAGTGGGAGGATAGCCCTGAATTTAAAAGCTATATTAAATGGATCAAAGAGAATGGCAGAGACTTTGACGGAAGTCTTCGTGAATTTTTTTATGGCGTAGAGTATGGTTATTTTGTTTGTATGCCGTCTAAATATTACCAAGTTAATCCCAAGGTGCTAACAGCCGCTGAAATAATGGCTATCATAAACGAACGCACTATTGAGGACATAGATCGAGAAGTAGCCGCTCTGCTAAAAGAGAAAGCAGAATTAGAGGCGGCGCAGCCGTTGACTGTAATTGCAAATGCTGATACCTTTTTCGCCAGTGGGTCTGCTTGTATATATCAACATTTCTCGGATGGTTCGCAGATACCACGAGGTAAAGGGGTGATAATAGATACAGCTATTTTTGACATTAAAATGAACCCGCAGCCTGACGGCACAACAATTATAACATTTCACAAAAAAGCAAAGCAATGAAACTAACAGGAACAGTAACAAGGATCAAAGACATCGAGCAGGTGTCTGAAAAATTCAGCAAGCAAGAGCTGATAATTGAGGTACAAGATAAAGAGTACACTAACATCTTCTGTATCGAGTTCATTAACGACAAGGTAAAGCTATTGGAAGGCGTGTCTGTCGGTCAACAGGTAACAGTAGATACTAACGTTCGATGCAAGCATTGGGAAGCTAGCGATAAGTACTTTACGACACTATCGGGGTGGAAGTTATCAAATGAACAAACCGCAAAGCCAGCTACTATTGAAAATAGTAACGAGTATTAAGACGACCTGCCATTTTAATTTGGCGGTTTCAAAACTAAGTTGTATTTTTACGTAACGCTGTGAGGGGCGTATCTAAAAATATCGAAAGCCGAGCCCTGATAGACCCTCACATCTTGACGGGTATCGGCTTTTTTAAGTTAAACGTTATGGCAACACTATACTTAACTCTAAAAAAGAAAGCCTTTGACGTAATGGTTACAGGCGAAAAGACAAAGGAATATAGAGGGTTATCAGACTGGATATTCTCAAGGCTTGAGGGCAAGGAATACGATACTATTAAATTCGTAAACGGGTACGGTTCTGATAGACCCTCATTTGAGTGTGAGTACTTGGGATATGATGTAACTGAAACTGCAACTCAGGTGTATTCTAACGGGCTTGTTGTTCCTTGTGATGTTTATGTAACAATTAGCCTAGGTAAAGTATTGAGTAAAAGCAATTTAACACACTAAACGAAACACGATGAAAATAACAGCAGAAAAGAAAGGAAAGCCTTTAATATTCCCTTGCTTAATGGAAAGTATTCCATTTGGCGGATTGTGTATAATTACAAGGAGAAATGGTGAAGGACTGGTAGGTACTTGTATTCATACAGGCGACTTGGGCGCAAAGTGTGGGGAATATTCCGATAATTGGGATGCATCAAGATTAATACCTATCACATCTCCTATAACCATAACCATAGAGCCATGAAAGCACACTACACAACATTCAAAGGTGAAGAGCAGTTTGAGGTATTGCGAGATAAGGCTCGCCAGTTAGGTGGTGTTGCGGGTTATTGGGACGGGGATAATTACTTTGGCTTTAACAGTAAAATGCCAATGTTCATTTCTTATTATTTAGAAAAAGATATGAGCACGTCAGAATGGTATCAGGAAGCCACCTACCTACCCTACACAGAGTACCTAGACTATTTAGATAAGTGTATAAAAGAGAAAGCATGAAAACGCCTATTGAGTACGCAAGGGAGATAAAGGACGCGCTGCAAAGAATTGAGGACGAGAGAAGGAATATTGAATGCCTTGAGCACGAACTAGCTAATTCACTTGATATTAAAAAAGGAGATATTGTAGATTCTAGATGGGCGAAGTATGGAAAGTGTTACGTTCATTATATCGATGTTTGGATTCTTGAAGATAAGATAGTTTTTTCTGCTTTGACTTCAGATATTTTAAAGAGCGGGAAGGTGGGGAAAATAAAAAATAGGTGTGCTATTTCGGAGCTATTACCTTCAATAAATTTGAAAGATGTTTAACCCACAACCAAAGCCCGTAAAGAACGTAAAGGCAAAGCCTGAACGAATAGCCCCGCGGTCAAAGAAACGCGCTAAAGAGGAACGTATCTATCGGGAAAAGACAAAGCCCGAATTTATGTCTGCTAATCCTTATTGCGCTGTGTGTGGTGGTGTGTCATGTGATGTTCACCATACTATTGGCCGAGACGGGTGGCGGTTAAACGCTTCTGAATACTTTTTGGCGGTATGTAGAGACTGCCACACACATATTGAATTAAACCCTGAGTGGGCTAAAGATAATGGCTACTCGGATAAACGACTGAACAAATGAAGCAAATCATATCAGGAATATTAATAGCTGGAATAGTAATTGGTCTTATAGAGCTTATAGCTTTTGAAAGAAAAAAAGAGGGGCGTATGGAAGGCTACGACCAAGCACTACACGACTGCATAAACGGCACATACACAGCCGACACAACAATAACTTATAAACCGATAGAGAAATGAAAGCATTCACAGATAGTGAGATGATAAGAGTGGCTAAGGCTGCTGGGATTTATACAGGGGATCGACTAAAGTCATATAGTACATTTGGTACGTTATCATATGTATATACGTGGGGTTACGAAAGCATGACTTACGATGTGAGTAACAATATGTTTGCAATAATAGACAATGCATCTGATGAGGCGCACGAATTCGACATCTTAGCAGTAGCCGACACTATTAGAGAGATACTTAAAGAACGTGAGGTATGACCTACGAGCAGCAAAAAGCACATTTCGAAAAAACTGGCAGGCTAAGAGACCAGCTAGAGCGTGCTGAAAAGATATACCACGATTACGAAGGTGAAGACGTGGATACTATAAGAAGGTTATCTTATCAAGTAGAATTTGCTAGGGATGCTTTTTATAATCACATAAACAGTAGGTTACCACAATGGGCAAACGAGCTAAAAGAGTAGACTAATGAGTGTAGATCTAATTAAACTAGAGCTAAAAAGCGAAGGCATACCGTTCGTATCTGAACATCGATTTGATAAGGTGCGTAGGTTTCGCTTTGACATAGCTCTAGTGAACGAAAAGGTGGCAATTGAATACGAGGGTATATTTTCAAAGAAGAGCCGTCACACGACCGTAAAAGGCTTTACTACGGATTGCGAGAAGTATAACCTAGCAATAAAGAATGGCTGGCGGGTATTGAGGTACACGCAACTGAACTACGGACAAGCCGTACCCGACCTAAAGGAATTATTAACCATTAAACAATAAACAATGACAATTGAAGAAATTGAAGAAAAAGCAAAAGAGTTAGAACCTTTATTTGAGGACAGGTTAGTACTATGGCGCGGCTATGAAAACGGAAGGATGGATATGTCGTTCACCATAAACGCAAAAGAGGCTTGTGAGCAAATAGTTGAGGGTTACATGCGTAAATGCGACTACATAATAGATTATAATATCCTTACTGAAGGTGAACTGAATGAGGCCGATACCTTTTGGGGAGTTGAGTCAACATCGCGTGATGGACAAACCTACCGACTAGAACTAGAATACATTTAACAACCATTAAACAATAAACAATGCAACTAAAACATTTACACGCTGTAAAGGTAACACCTGAGCAGATCGAAGCACTAGAAACGCTGTTTGACAATGAAAGCCTATCGTATGATATTGATAGCGGTTCTGACTTTGTTTTTTACGACAAAGAAAATGATGAGTTCTACGGAACGAACGAGCAACCCTCGTGTATACCTTACGATGAGTTTGTGTCCCGTGTTGAAGGGACTTACGAGCCACAGCAAACATGGTGGATACTGGAAGAGTACGAAGAGTACAAGTCAATTATCGAAGCCCGTACCGACTTAACCACAACACAGAAAGCTGAACTGATCGCAACATCTGATAGCTTGATAACTGCTATTAAGAACGGACTTTAATTAACGGCTGTGGTGTAAAAACCCCTGCTTTATTTGCACGTTTGGGTTAAGTTTCTTAACTTAGTAATCTAAATGGACGGGTGGCGGAATTGGATAGACGCTAAGGTTCGGCTCGATTGGTACTCATGAGAACACCATCAGAAAGACTGGTTCGATGCCAGCTACCTAGGTGGAATGATCACTACACTTTGCAGGTTCGAGTCCTGCCCCGTCCACACATTTAAACAAACTAAACAATGGGAATAATTAAAAAAGTATTTGCGATAGCTGACGGTGACGATGAAGGGAGGAGAATGTTTGATGCTGCGATTTCGGCAGGAATGTTAAGTGGATGTGATTATGAATGCGGGTCTCCAATTATATCAATTGAAGGTGGCGGTAAGGTTTATTGTGATAGCGCCCGATATAAAAGAGCCTACGTAAACGAGCTAACTGAAATTTCGGCTAACGACTTTTTTTCAATGTGTAGAGGTGAAGAAGTTTCAATTAGAGTAAACTCAACTGTTGAAGATTGGTTAAAATGCCTTCCTGATGGTTACAAGGACATGGCAATGAAAATTATGGTTAACAGGGCTGATAAATGTAGCAGTTTAACCGATGCGATATACTTAGGTATTCCGAGTATTGATGATTTTTGGCAGCAAGTATATGATCATTATGATTACGGGAGACCGTTACCACATTAAAAACACACTAGCATGACACTAATTTTCATTTACATAGGCATACCACTAGCAGCAACAGAGCTGTTTATGTGGTGGTTAAAAAGGAAGATATGAGTATACTAATAGAAAAAATACAAAGGTTGCCTAATGCGTACCTACCCAAAGGGGGCTCAGTAAATGAGATGTTGAGCGATCAAACTACTTATGAGAATGCTATTAACGATGCGGCGGAGATAGTAAAAAGTTACAGCCCTTGGGTAAGCGTCGATAAACCACCTGATATAGATGAAAGCGGAACAAGTGAAGATATTCTCATAAGCGGTGTAAGCTCATCAAAGCATAGCACTGGACAGGTTGAGACATCAATAGGATGGTATGATAAAGACAAGGGCTACATACCTGCTTTTTGGAATATTGGCAATACATTCAAGGAGATAACTCATTGGATGCCAATGCCTATATATATAAATACAAAGATATGACACTGATAGAGAAATTAGAAGGGCTTATTGATAATTACAATAGCAAAGAGCCAGCTGCGCAATTAAGGGCATTAGATGAAGAGTCGCATACCCATGCCATAGAGAAAGCTATTGAACTAGTAGAAGAACACAACCCTTGGACTAAGGTGGAGGACGGCTTGCCACCTGTTAAGGAAGATGGTTATTCTGAGGAGGTATTAGTTCAGTTTGATGATAAGGACTTAGGCTATTCCGTTGGTGAATATGAGGATAATGGTAGGTGGTCTGTGACTGGGCTCGGCTATACCAACCTAGTAACAGAATGGATGTACATACCAAAAACAGGTAAGCAATGAGAAAGATACTAGAAGCAGTAGCAGCAAAGGTAATAACGCCTGAACAAGCAGAATGGCTTTTGAGTGATGTTAAGGACATAGATGTCCCGAACATAGAAATGCCACTTGATAAAATGATGCGAGAGTGTTACGGGTTACACCCTGAAGTGTCGCCAGCTGGTGAAGTAGTTGATTACTACGGGACTGTAGGTTTCGTATGCACTATCGACACAAACAGTTGCAGTCTAATAAGGCAAATCAACGGATATGCTATAGATGATACCCTCGAAGCTAACTGCATTAAGTACGGTCTATTATGAGGTGCTACATACTAAAGTACACAGATACAAACCTTTTTTACGGTAAAGGGGATGTAATGACGGATCGAAAAAAGGCGGTAAAGTTTGCAACGAAAGAGCAAGCACAGCAAACTGCTAAAGCATCAAAACTAGGGACTACGATAATATGGAAAGAAGTAAAGAAGACTACAATGACCTAAGCCCATACGCGCAAAGCTGCATGCTAGCTACTAACATGTGGCGCGTTGCTGGTGGTATGCCAGTAATTGAAGTGCCGAAAGAACACACAGAGTACCACAAGGCGTGGAGTGAACAAGGGATGCAAGCCAAAGGAGAGGCTATTTTTAAAGAACGTAAACGATTGGATCGTATTTGACGAGTATTTTGACAGGCATAAAAATTGAGTAACTTTACTAACCATGGAATTTAAAATAGAAAAAGAAATAACAGGCATGGACATACTGAACGCTATCTCAAGCATAGGAAATTACGTAACCATCTTCATCATCCTAGCAACCATATTCGGGGTGGGCACGCACCTTTACCACGTAAGGACAAGTGATGCTGTGATATACACTAACACAAGCCAAGTATCTATAAATGGGGATGATGTTACTTACCATATTAAATATATTAAGTGGGGTGCAGTGTACATAGATAACGGCTTAGATGACGGGTCAAACATAAAAATAGCACCAGTATTCAGTGTACTTAACATAAATCATTACCTTTCTGTATGGGTAACGTTACTTGTTGGTGACTTCAAAACAATAAGCATAGTGCCCGATGGAGATGTAACTGAAATAAAGCTAGAGCGATAATGAGCCTATTTCGTAAAGGCGGGATGTATGGGATAGAAATTGGGTGAGCGAATAGAACAAGGTAAAAGGAATCCATGAAAGATAAAATAAAAGCAGCAGGACTTTTCTCAGTACTAACTATAGCAATAATAGCCATGTTGGGGCTAGCATGTTTCGGAGCTTACGTTAAGCTCAAGGCGTATTACGTAATAGCAACACAGGGGTTATGAAAGACAAACGTAAAGGAAACCAGTTTTGGAGGAATATAGACCCGAAAGACTTAGGCAGGAACCCTAAGTACAGAAGCCCTGAAGAGCTATGGGACGATGTAAAAGGTTACTTTGATACGTGTGATAATAGCCCTTTAGTGTCGACTGAAACAAGGCGTACTGATAGGAACACCGAGAAGAAGGAAACACAACACAGAGTGCCATACACGTGGGAGGGTTTATATGTTCATCTAGGCGTTTGCAACCTTGAGCACTACAAAACCAAAGAAGCATTTTCTGAAATCATTACACATATAGGTAATATTATCTACAATCAGAAGTTCACTGGTGCGGCTGCTGGTTTATTCAATAGCAACATAATAGCTCGTGATCTAGGACTGAAAGATAAGAGCGAACAGGAGGTGTCGGGTAGTATTAAAACTATTGAGGTGGTGTCAGTGCCTAAAAAGGATATTTAGTTATGATCGAGTACACTAAAGAGAAGTACGCGGAGTTGCTTTCTATGGGGGTTATTGAGCCTTATAGCCGTATACAAAAGAAAGTAAAGGCTTCCCACTTTCAGTATAAAGTGGTAGATAACAAGTGTGCATGTGGGTGTGGTGTGGAGCTAACTGGTCGCAGAACAAAGTGGGCAAGTAAAGAATGTTCGGGCAGTTTAAGTAAAGCTTTTTATATAGCTAAGGGGTACATGTCTGACATAAGGGATGAGCTACGAAAAACGCAGGGACAAAAGTGTAAGTTATGCAATAATGATTGGGTTGATGCTGATCACATTATACCCGTATGTAAGGGTGGCGGTGGAATGGGTATGTGGAATTACCAAGGGCTTTGTAAGGGATGTCACAAAGCCAAGACTAAAGTTGATGTATCAACAAAACACGTTAGACTTCCAAAAAAACACACAATGCAAGTAGGAGCACACAAATTCACGGCACACGAAGTAAAGGCGGTAAGTGACGTAAAGGTAAACGACTCTCATATTTGGTTTGAAGTCCAGTTAACAACTGGAAGGACGCTAAAGGTCGTTAGTGATGACGTGGAGTGTATCACTGAGAGGTTAGGCACTCGATCACAGGTCGCTCACAAGATATTAAAAGACAAGCGCGAACAGTTTATTATTGACGTTGTGCAGGAATTTATGGACAGTATTGATAAAGACATTTGAAAGCCAAAGTACACATAAATGAGACCTATGTAGTTTTACTAGATAACACAGATAGGTATCTAGCACTAAAGGGTTCAGCTGGTTCGGGTAAATCCGTATTCGCGTCTCAAAAGATAATACTACGAACGGTGTCCGAGCAAGGGCATCGTTTTTTGTGTGTTAGGAAGGTAGCTCGAATGATCGAAAATTCGATATGGAAGGAGCTAAAGGCACGCATTGAGGAAATGGGCTTACGCAACGAATTTACCTTTAACCAAACGCTACACTCAATTAAACACACCCATACAGGCAATGAGATCATTTGCATAGGTATTGATGACCCAGAAAAAATAAAATCCATTAGTTCACCTACTGGTGCATGGATAGAAGAGGCAACTGAGCTAAGTCGTGAAGACTTTAACCAGCTGGACACACGTATAAGGGGAACGCTACCTAACTATAAGCAGATAATGCTAACGTTTAACCCTACCAATGTAAACAGTTGGGTAAAAGGCTTTTTCTTTGATGGGGAATGGCCTAAAGTGTTCGGGAATACGGTCATAAACAGAACAATAGTTGAAACCACCTTTAAAGATAATGCGTGGCTTACTGATGAAGACATCGCGGCATTGCAGCTAAAGGCCGAACTAGACCCGAACTTTTACCGCGTGTACTTCTTAGGGGAGTGGGGTATACCTTCAGTAGAGAACCCGTTTATGTTCAACTGGGATGAAAGCTTGATAGATGACACTATCGAATTTAAGCCAAACCAACCGCTGTACGTGTCGTTTGACTTCAACGTAGACCCGATGACAGCTAGTGTGCATCAGTTCGGGCACGACTACTACTACACCTTAGATGAGTTCAGAATAAGCAACTCAAACACAGAGGAATTATGCGACCTAATACAAGCTAAGTACGGTCATATGCAAATAATAGCCACGGGCGATGCTAGTGGTAATGCAAGGCGATCGGGTTCTAGGTTAACAGACTGGCAGATAATAAAGAACAAGCTGAACCCAGTTATACGTGTGCCACGTAAAAACCCATCGTTAGAAGACAGTAGGGGCGTGTCTAACGTGCTATTAAAGCATTACCCTAACAGAAAGATACACCCGCGCTGTGAGTACTTGATAGAGGATTGTAGGCTTGTAAGCATGAAAGACGGCAAGATAGATAAAACAGGCGATAGCAGGCTAACGCACCTGCTTGACACACTGAGGTATAACGACTGGACACACCACAGAACATTTATCAATACAAGACTACCAAAAATATTGAGCGTAGTCTGATATAATTTGTATCTTTGAGTAACTAAATAGCAATGCAATGGCGTGTATAACCCCAGTAAGAGCATGTAGGCTTACGAAGCCCAAAACAGGAAGCACACAAAACCTAACGCTAGGCACGTGTGCTAGTTTAAGTACTGATGTTTACGTGTACGGAGAGAATACACAAGGCTCGATATATAGGTTTGAGACCACCACAGACGGTTCAGGAACTATCACGTTCGATATGGCTTCTGCCGACTTCTTTACAGGCGATAACGACTATAAGATATGGGCAACGCTGCAAACCGATGACATTAATACGCCATTGACAGTAAGTGTTGTTGGTGGTAGTTATAATGCTATTAAGGTTAAGTTTGTAAGGGTTTATGATAACGCAGGCAATATTGTAGGCGATAGCTCACAGAACGTAGTGTTAGAAACCGCGAGCACCGCACCTACGTTAGGGGGCGACTTCTTTACGTTCACAGGTTATAAGGGCATAGGTAATACGGCATCTGTTGCGCAGAATGAGGATTGGAAGTGGGAGGTTACGCCTGAAGGTAATTTAGGGGCTTACTACAGAGAGGATGGGAATTGGGATTTAAAATTCACGATAAACAAGGTATAAATGAGAAAGTTGATAACATTAGTATTGGTAGCCGTTAGCTTTACGGCATTTGGACAGGTAGTGGATAGCTCCACGTTTTTAAGTGTAGGCGGTGCGTACGATAGGTCGTACGAGAACGACACGGTAGTAGTTACCTCTATAGCCAATACAGAGGGCGGTGCGGGTTATCGCATGGTAAGCGGTACAGATACAAGCTATATCTTTGCTTTTGGCGATACGCTTATTATAGCAGGTGATACGATACGCTTTGAGGGGTTTGTGGACTTTCCCGCTCCAATATCAATAGACAGTATAACAAGCAATTACATAAACTATCCAGTAACGCAAAGGCAACCTACAAGCGCGGGTGTAACCAATACAGGTACGATCTACAGAGATACAAGCAACGTAGTTGCTGTTGACAGGTGTTTACCGTGGACGTGTAACGACTCATTAGATGTTATATTAACTGATACTACTGCTAATGTAGGTATAGGTACTACAAGCCCTAGTGCGGCTTTGCATGTTGTGGGTTCAATAAATGTATACCACGATAGTATAGACGATTTTGTTACATCAGAGTTGATAAGTGGATCAGACCTGTATTTGAACGAAAGTGGGGAGTATAATTCAGGAATGGTAATAAAAGGCACTGATATAGCCCAAACAAATATAAAGGGTTATGGTGGGGTTACCTTTAATGAAGATGTAGAGGCGTTAGAGGCTTCTTTAGTTGTAATTGATACGACCGAAGGGTTGGGTGCAGAAGAATATATTTATGTAAGGAAAGATAAGGTAAACCTAAAATCAAGTGATGGTGTTGACATATCTACAATTGATATTACCCCTAATGAAATAGCTATCTCAACCACAGGTGGGATGCTCATATCCGACGGCACTGAAGCAGACGGCTACGTACTAACAAGCGATGCCACAGGCAACGCCACATGGCAAGACCCTAACTGTATAACAGGATGGGAAAGCATTTACGATGCTACGAGTACATGGTCAATAGGTGCGGGCGATACGCAGACCATTCTAATAAATAGAGAGGTTGTATTGAACTCGCAGTTACCTTGCGGTATAGATAGCTTGTACAACGTAACCGATAGCACCATAATAGGTTTGGAAGGGGACGCATACGACATTAGCTTAGACTGGACAATAACCCAAAATAGTCCGTCCGCTACAGAGTTTAAATATTGGATAAACATCGGTGGAGCTGTAGGGGCTATTTACCCAACAACATACCAAGTAGATAAGGGTAACGGGAACAGCCAAGCTTACAACAAAACGACAACAGTTTATACGTTAGACACATGGGAGGCCAACGGTGGCAAAATACAGTTTGTATCTGATAATGACATTACGGTATCAGATGTACGTATAAATATATTCAGGATCCACAAAGCAAGATA